ACAAAACATCGACGCAGCAGACGCACGCGATGTAGGACTCAAGCTACGAGCAGAGATCGCATCATCACTGATCCAGGTCGGATTTGATCCAAAGGCCGTAACAGAAGCGGTCGGATTACCAGACATGACACACACAGGCCTGCCATCAACACAGCTGCAACAGATTTCAACCATTGATCCAGCAGACCCACAAAGCGTCTACGAAGTCAACGCAAGAGAAGCACGAAGCGAGCAACCGCAGATGGTTCTACAAGTTCCAGAACCAACCGTCAACGTTGCAGCTCCGAATGTAACAATTGAACCGGCAATGGTTATGCTTGAATCACCAACCGTCACTGTTGAAGCGCCAAACGTTAGCGTTGACGCACCGACAGTAAACGTGACAAACACAATCGAGCGCAAACGAGTTCGCAAGAAGATCATCCGAGATGAAAACAACTTGATTGTTGAAGTCATTGAAGAATTTGTTGAAGGGGAAGAATAATGGCAACAGGTCTAAGCGCTTACCTTGCAAACAAATTTCTAGATGCCGTCGGCAACGGCACCGCTTACTCAGCAGCCAGCGTGCATGTGAAACTTCACGTGGGCGATCCAGGAGCAAACGGCACAGGTAACCCGGCAACAGAGACGACACGTCAAGCAGTTTCATTCAGCGCAGCAACAGCCGGTGGATTGACATCCGACGCTGACGTTTCTTGGACAAACATCGCAGGCTCAGAAGATGCAACCTTCTTCTCAGTATGGGATAACGCAACAACAGGGAACTTCTTATTTAGCGGAGCAATAACAGGCAACGCTTACACAGCAGGCGATATCTTTACAATTCCAAGCGGATCGCTGACAGTATCCCTAACACTCGCGAGCTAACATGGCTCAATTTCTTCTTGATACTTCTCAGCTTGATTTTGACGTATTAGGCCCGATCACATTCGCAACAGCCAGCGCTTCATTAGGATCAGCAACAGCAAGGGCAACGGCAGAGATTGACAACATCGTCGCAGCCAACGCCCCACTTGGAGCATTGGTAGCACAGGCAAGCATTCCACAGCCAGCATCTCAAACCGCTAGCTCGGTGGGGATTCCAAACTATGTACAGCCAAACATAATCACGCCAAACATAGAGATAAAGCAAGCAAAGAAAATAAAGGCAAAGGCAAAGACACGACTAGGCGCGATGAAAATACAAGCAACATCAAGAATAGATTTCTCTGTGCTTGATGACGACGCAGAACTTCTTCTACTGATCTAGGATAAAAATGCCATATTTGATAAGCGACAAGCAGAGTGACTGCGCAGGATGGGCAACCGTTAAAGAAGAAGCCGACGGATCCTATACAACAATCGGATGCCACGAAAATAAACAAGACGCTATCGATCAGATGGTGGCAATTTCGATCGCAGAAGATATGGAACCAGGCGGCGAAGTAAGCAAGCGAGCCGTTGATTTATCAGCCCCGGCATTTATTCAAGCAAACGCAAAGCGTGGACTTGCATATTTGGCAGAAGGATATGGCGGCGACGGCCTTACAGAAGGAACGAAGCGAGCAGCTCGTGAGATGGCAGAAGGCAGAATAAGCGAAAACAAAGTAAGAAAAATGGCGCCCTGGTTTGCCAGACACAAAGTCGACGGCCAGGCACCAAAGAACAGCAACCCATCCGATCCACAGTACCCAGGCGCAGGATTAGTCGCCTGGCTCTTATGGGGCGGAGATTCAGACTTCAGCGACCGAGCACAAAACTGGGCGCAGAGAAAAATAGACGCACTCGATGCAGAAGAAGATTCAAGGAGCAAAATGAAAAAAATCGAACGCCGCACCTTCACGATCAAGAACGTAGAAGCACGCCAGGCAGAAGATGGAACGATGCGCCTCTCTGGATACGCAGCCGTATTCAACGAAGATAGCGTGCCGCTTCCATTCCTTGAGAGAATCGCACCGGGTGCATTTAGAAAGACCCTGACAGAGACACCAGATGTGCGCCTCTTGATCAACCACGAAGGCCTACCTTTGGCAAGAACAAAGAACGGAACGCTTCGACTTAACGAAGATGAAACCGGCCTCTATATGGACGCAGATCTTCCAGACACGCAAGCAGCTCGTGACCTTTACACCCTGGTCGAGCGCGGCGACGTTGACCAGATGAGCTTTGCATTCAGAGTGATCCGCCAGAAATGGAGCGAAGATCGCAGCCGCCGAGTTTTAACAGAGCTCAGCCTTTCAGATGGCGACGTTTCAGTCGTCACATATCCGGCCTATCCAACAACAAGCGTTGAAGCACGCGAAGCATTAAGAAGCGCAATAGATGCAATCAAGGAAGGCCGTGAAGTTACCGGCGAATCTTTGATCATCTTAAAAACAATTTTTGATGATCTTAGCGAAGGTCATGAATATATTATGCGTGCCGTTGAAATGATGGCAATGCTTACAGGCTCAGAAGAAGAAATTGAAGAACAATCACGTGAAAGCGTTGGCGACTTTGTCGAATGGGATTCAAGTGGTGGAACTGCAAAAGGCCGCATTGAACACATTATGGAAGAAGGCGTTCTTGGTATTCCAGGAACAGAATTCAGCATCACAGCTGAAGAGGGCGATCCTGCGGTTTTGATTCGAGTATATGAAGAATTTCGTGATGGATACCGAGCAACAGAAACCTTAGTCGGTCACAAAATGTCTGAACTTCGTTATATTGAACCACTACCTGAAGCAACCGAAGAAGAAGGTCGCAAGATTTCTCTTCGACTTGCGAAAGCAATCGTAAGTAATACAAAATAGAATTCTGCTGGATAAGCCAGCAGAGACAAAGTCGGAGCGAGACTCACACCCGGAAAGCGCCGTGAGAATTACCGCCACCACCTTGCACAAACCAACTCATAAGGAGATCAAATAAATGTCAAAGTCTTTTCTTGACAAGTTGATCGAGCGCCGTGATGCAGTTAAGGCAGAAATGGATGCAGTTCTAGAAGCAGTAGCTTCAGAAGATCGCACCGACCTAACAGCAGATGAAACAACAAAGGTTGATACCCTTGTTGAAGAATCACGCACACTCGATTCAAAGATTGAAAAAATGAAGGCACAGGCAGATGCAGATGCGAAAGCAAATGAAATCCGCTCAGCAGTAGCCGACGTCGCAATGCCAAAAGTAGGCGGAACAACAGTCACACGCGAAGAGCGTACATACTCAGCAAACTCAACATCATCATTCGTGAAGGATGCATTCAATGCACAGTTCTCAAATGACTATGCAGCAAACGAGCGCCTTGCACGCCATATGCGTGAAGAGTCAATCGAGCGCCGCGATGTTGGAACACCACAGTTCGACGGTCTTGTAATTCCACAATACCTAGTCGAATTAGCAGCTCCACTAGCACGCGCAGGTCGCCCATTCGCAGACTTCGCAACAAACAAGATGGCACTTCCACCAAGTGGAATGACGCTGAACATTTCTCGCATGACGACTGGAAGTTCAACGGCCGTACAGGTTACACAGAACGATGCAGTCTCAGAGACAGACATCGACGACACACTACTTACAGTAAATGTTCGTACGATTGCCGGACAGCAAGATGTATCACGTCAGGCACTAGAGCGCGGAACAGGCATCGATACATTCGTAATCGCTGACTTGATCAAGTCATGGCACACAACACTTGATTCACAGATCCTTAACGGTGCAGGCACAGCAGGCACAATCAAGGGCCTTCGTGCATCAGGCGGAAACGCAATCACATTCACATCAACAGCACCAACAGTCGGATTGCTTTATCCAAAGCTCGCTGACGCGATTGCACAGATTCAGACAAACGCATTCGTATCACCAACACACTGGGTAGTTCACCCACGTCGTCTTGCATTCTTGCTCGCAGCAGTTGACAGCACAAACAGACCACTAGTTGTGCCAGCCGCTAACGGCGCGATGAACGCAGTAGGCGTCGGCGGAGCACCAACATACGGAAACTCCGGATACCAGATGCTCGGACTTCCAATCATCACCGATGCAAACATCGGAACAACATACGGAACAACAACAAACCAGGATGAAATCTATTGCGTATCAGCAAACGAATCTCATCTTTGGGAGCAACCAGGTTCACCTTTCGCACTTCGCTTCGATGCAACAGGCGCAGGAAACCTAACAATCAAGTCTGTCGTTTACGGCTACGCCGCATACACAGCAGAGCGCTACCCACTTGCAGCCTCAATCATTTCAGGCACAGGTCTAAGCGCACCAACCTTCTAATCTGAAGGCAAGCACTAAATTGTGCAGGGCGAGTGGCCCACCCCCCGAGTCACTCGCTCTGCACTTCTAAAACGGGGGAACAAATGAAAACAGGACACAAAGTAACAATTGGATCATGCGATCCAGGATCCGTAAACGGATCATTTGCATATCGCCTCATCCAATTAGCACAAGCAAGAAGCAGCAGGCTCGGCCCCTTTGTAAGAATTAAGGGATCAGGACTTCTATCCAAACAGCGCAACCGAGTGGTCAAACAATTTCTCGATAACACAGATTCAGACTGGCTCCTTATGATCGATTCAGATGAGCAGCTCACAGTTCCAGCATTTGACGCTTTGATTGACACAGCCCATGACAAAGAACGCCCGATCGTTGCAGGCTTAGTGTTCGCAGGATTCGGAGTGGCAGGAAAACCTTATCCAAAACCAGTACCTGCAATCTTTCAGGACACAGACAAAGGTTTTCTGCCACTCTACAAATACGATAAAAATTCAGTCTTTGAAATTGACGCAGCTGGAACCGGATGCCTGATGGTTCACCGAAGCGTTCTAGAGAAGATGCGCGAAGTAGCAGATCCAAACCAGGGCAAAGATTGGTGCTGGTTTTGGGATGGGCCAGTAGCCGGCGAATGGATCGGAGAAGATCTATTATTCTGCCGAAGGGCAAAGGCGCTCGGATTTAAGATCCACGTCAACACAGCAGCTGTGTTACCCCATCAAAAGAGCTTCTGGATGGATGAGATTCATAATGATATTTGGAAAGATTAAGAAGATCCGGCAGAAGCCGGCAAAGGAAACAGCAACCGCCGATCCCAAACTAGAACGCGCAATGCTGCCGAAACCGGAAAGAAGGATAAAGCGTGGCCCTAACTAATGCCTACTGCACACTTGCCGAATTAAAGGCATCGCTTGCGATCACAGACAGCGTAGACGACACGCCCCTAGAAGCCGCGATCACATCAGCGAGCAGAATGATCGACGATTACACCGGGCGCTTCTTTTATCGAAATGGAACGACGCAATCACCAGTAGCTCGTTACTACACCCCACTCGATCCCTGGACAATGAACATGGACGATAACGTTTCAATTACGCAAGTCGCAACAGACGATAACTTCAACCAGACATGGGATACCGTCTGGTCAACCAGCGACTACATGCTCGAGCCAGTAAACAACCCACAGCGCGGCTGGCCAGTCAACCGGATCCTTGCAATAGGCCGGTACGTTTGGCCTTATTATTTGCCACAATCCTGCCGGATCACCGGCGTCTGGGGATGGACAGCGACACCAGCCGAAATCAACATGGCAACCTTGATCCAAGCAGCTCGATTATTTACAAGACGTCAATCGCCATTCGGGATCGCAGGAAGTCCAGACTTAGGCACCGTCCGATTGAGCGCTAAGCTCGACGCAGACGTTGAAACCCTTGTGCGCCCATTTAAGAAGAATAACGGATTGGCCAAGTAAATGAATCCAAGCCAAGTCCGCGATGGTCTTAAAACCAGGCTACAGACGATAACAGGCCTACGGGTATACGACTTGATCCCAGAGCCAGTAACACCGCCATGCGCGGTCGTAGGACAACTAGATCTCACATTCGATATTGATAACGCCCGAGGATTAGATCAGGCAAACGTCGATGTTTATGTGATCGTTCAACGCTTCTCCGAAAGAGCAGGCCAGGACAAACTCGATGCATACCTAGCAGGTTCCGGCTCCAGCTCAATCAAAACAGCGATCGAAGGAGATAGAACGCTTGGCGGAACAGTAAATACCTTGCGAGTCACAGCAGCCGAATCAGGCCAATATGAATCACAAGGAAACCTGTTTCTTTCTTACCGATACCGCTTAACAATTTGGGGATAAGGAGAACCAATGTCATACACGATCATCTCAAGCAAAACCGTCTGCGGAAAAACCAAAGGCGACACGCTAACAAATGAAGAATTGCAAGATGCAGGAGTCAGCGCAGAAACTCTGATCGCTGGAAACCACATCAAAGCAACAGCAACAAACACAGAAACAAAAGTAGTACAATCCATCAAACAAGAAACCAAAGAAGGAGCGACCGCATAATGCCACGCTTAGTCCTAACTAACGCATTCATATCCGTCGGTGGAGTGGATCTGAGCGATTTGGTCGCTTCAGTAACACTTAACTCGACATTCGACGTCGTCGAAACAACAGCATTCTCTTCCACAGCAGCTAAGACTCGCGTGGCAGGATTGGCAGACAACTCAATCTCACTAGAATTTCATCAAGACTACGCAACAGGCGAAGTCGAGCAAACAATTTATCCATTACTAGGAACATCGGCGGCAGTTATTGTCAAGCCAAACGGTGCAACAACAAGCGCATTCAATCCGTCATACACATGCAACGCAATTATTTCAGAATGGACTGCGCTCAACGGAACCGTTGGTGAATTAGCAACAGCAAGCGTGACATGGCCAGTAACCGGAGCAATCACTAAGGCGGTCGTGTAATGGCAAGAATCGTTCTAACAAATGCATATGTTGTATTCGGTACAACTGATCTGAGCGACCATATCGCGTCAGTCACATTGAACTCGACATTCGACATCGTCGAGACAACCGCGTTCGGAAACACAGCAAAGACACGTGTGGCTGGATTAGCAGACAACTCTGTAAGTTTCGAGTTCCACCAGGACTACGCAACAAGCAGCGTCGAACAAACAATCTACCCATTACTCGGAACAGCCGTAACAGTTTCAGTAAAGCCAGTCAATACAACAACAAGCACAGTGAATCCGAATTACGCATTCTCGGCGCTAATTTCAGAATGGACTCCGCTAAATGGAACCGTTGGTGAATTAGCCACTGCATCGGTTACATGGCCGATCAGCGGAGCAATTACAAAAACAACATCAGCATAAACAACTAAGGGGGAAAACAAATGGATGGATTATTCATCAAAGTAAAAACAAACGATGGCACCGATGCAACGTTCCCGTTGCGTCCGCGTATCATCGTGGAGTTTGAACAAAAGTACGGAAAAGGACTCGCAAAACTTATCGGCGAAGAGCAGAAACTAGAGCACATCTATTATTTGGGATGGCTCGCACTTCGAGCAAACGGTAAGGTTGTGAAACCCTTCGGGCCTGATTTCTTGGATACATTAGAAGCGGTATCCCTGGACACAGACCCAAATTCCGAATCCACAGAGACAGCCTGACATATTCAATAGCAGCAGTTTCTGTGGAGACAGGCATCGACCCGATCAGTTTATTAGATGCACCAGAAGGCATATTAGAAGCGATCGTGATCTACCTGAAAGAGCGAGCAAAGGCGGTCAATAAAAATGGCGGATGAAACAGTAGTGATATCCGGCATCAAAGAAACCATCGAGTCGCTTAAAAAATTCGACAAGGACGCAGCTCGTCGGCTGAACAAAGTGATCAACGACGAGCTCGCCCTTGCCGAAAGCGCAGCCAGGGCCAAAGTTACAGACGCCCCACCAATGAGTGGCTGGCGCACCGTTGCAGCTGCAAAGGGCCGGACACGCGGTGGGCAAGGATGGCCAGCCTGGGAACCAACAGCGATCCGCCAGGGCATCAAGAAAACCAGAGTTGAAGGCAAAGTCCGATCCGATTACACGACCAGCGCCGGAGCGCTTGTTCAAAGAACAGCAGCCGGTGCCATTTGGGAAGTAGCAGGACGACGCAGCGGTGGATCAGGAACAGGCCGCAACATGATCGGCGTGCTTAACGAAAGATTCAAAGGCGCATCACGTGGCATCTGGGCCGTTGTAGATAAAGACGCAGATAAAATTCGCACCAACGTTCGCAAAGCGATCGAAGATGCACAGAAACTCTTGAAAACAAACTTGAACAAGGAGAAGGGATAACCACGTGGCAGTAGGAGCAGTAGTCGCCCGGATTATTACCCAATACTCCGACAAGGGAAGCAAAGCAGCAGCCAGGGATATAAATAAACTTGGCAAATCCTTCGATAAATTTGCAGGCAAAGTAGGCAAAGCATTTGTGATCGCAGGCGCAGCTGCGGCAGCCTTCGCAGTCAAGATCGGCGTAGATTCAGTAAGAGCTGCGATCGCAGACGAAAAATCACAGACCCTTCTAGCCAACTCCTTGCGCAATACAACAGGGGCAACCGACGCAGCGATCGCAGCGACAGAAACCTACATCGACCAGATTCAGAGAACCTTCGGAGTTGTGGATGATGAACTTCGTCCAGCGCTAGGAAAACTCGCCAGCGTAACCGGATCAATTACGGACGCACAGAAACTCCTAGGCCTTGCCCTTGATGTTTCAGCAGGCGGTGGCATTGATTTAGGTGCGGCAACAAACGCCGTAACAAAAGCCCTGCAAGGAAACTACAAAGCCCTCAAAAATCTAGGCGTTCCAATTACAGATGCAATGGTCAAATCTAAAGACCTGAATGCAATCTTACAATTGACTGCGAAAACATTTGCAGGAGCAGCAGCAGCAAGAGCAAACACATTCGAATTCAGAATGACTCGCCTCAACATTGCCCTGGACGAAGCAAAGGAAACATTAGGCACAGCGCTTCTGCCTACCCTGGAAGAATTATTCACCACGCTGACGACTAAAGTTATTCCAGCGGTTCAAAAGTTCTTGGAAGAAAACGGCGACAAACTTGTCGCAGCATTCCAGGCAGCAATCAAAGCCGTTGTCGGCTTCGGCTTTGTTATCTTCAAAGTCTTTCAATTTGTAGCAAAGAATAAAAACGTATTCATAACACTCGGTGCAATCTTCGCCGCTACATTTGTAGCAGGCAAAGTCATCGCATTCGTCACAGCGATTAGCAAACTGGTCGCTGCATACAAGGCGATCAGAGCAGCAGCGATCGGCGCAGCGGCAGCACAGGCAGCGGCAACCGGCGGTCTTTCAGTAGCCGCAGCCGCAGCCGGAGTCGCAGCCTTTACACTGACGCTCGGTGGACTTTACGTCGCGGTCAAGGGCGCAAACAGCGCGATGGATGGCCTGGAAAGCACCGGCGAAGATTTAGAGTTCTCATTCGACGGCTTAAACGACAAGACCGACGACTTCCTGACAAACCTCAAAGGCCTCAATGTTGATCTTGGAAAGACAACAAAAACAACAAAGGCGCAAACAGCAGCAGACATAGCAGCTGCAAAGGCAAAGACAGTTCTCGCAGCGTTGGCAAAATTAGGCGTCAAGCCAACAACAGAGAAGGATCCCATCCAGCTCGAAGCAGCACGCCTGAACCTTCTCAAGCAAAATAACTTAGAAGAACAGCGCAGACTTGCAGCGATCATGGAAAACATGAAGGCGCAGCTGATGGCAAACGAAGCCATTCAGCGATACAGCGACCTGCTCGGAGTCGTTGCAGATCAAACAATTTCACCAGAAGAAGTGATTCTTCTTGCAGGCAAATGGGGCATTAGCAAGGAAGCAGTTATCGCATACACGACTGCGATCTTTGCAGTAAATGACGCAAAACTTTCTACAGAGGAAATCGACCTGCTTGCAAAGCAATGGGGCGTCACAAAGCAACAAGCAGAGATGTACCTAGACTTCTTCAAATACATCAACGATGGAAAACTAGATCAATCTGAAGTAAACGCTTTGATGGAAAAATGGAAACTGACCAGCAAAGAAGTTTCAGATTACGCAAAGAAGATCGCAGACGGCGTAACTCCATCTGACATCTGGCCTACACCCGGCAACCAGGCAGCACAATCTTGGCGCGATGCGCTTGCAGCTCTTAATGCCTACCTTGCAGCCGCAGGGGTCAAACTTGCGCCAACAGCACCGACAGCACCGACAGCACCGACAGCACCAGTAGTGCCAACGGTTCCAGGAGTTACACCATCTGGCAAGGCAGCAATCGAAGCATTGACGCCAGCACAGGCAGAAAAAATTCTAGAATCAATGCCATCTACATCTGCAACGACGCTGACACCGGCACAGATTTCAGGAAACCGTTATGCAGCTCAGGCAGCAGCACAAGCAGCCGCACAGCAGAAGATGATCGATTCAATTGCCCTGAGCAATCCGGTCGCACAGGCATCGCTTCAATCAGGACTAGCAGGGGGCGCATCACTGAGCTCAGCGATTTCAGGATCACGTTACGCAGCTCAGGCAGCAGCCCAATATGGATCAGGAACGACCGTCAATGTCACAGTTCAAGGAAGCGTCACATCCGAAAACGATCTGGTTACATCCATTCGCAACGGATTGCTTCAAGGACAAAATAACGGCCAGGCAATTCTCAAATCAGCGGTGGCAATCTAATGACAATGCCAACGCTCGGCGTTGCCGTCGATTTTGCCAACGGCCCGGCCTTTGGCAATCCGCTCATTCTTGGAGACGCATCAACGCCATTAGGCACAGGCATCCTGGCAGATACGCCTTCAGACGTTGTCGACGTTTCTAACATCACGCTTCGAGCTTCAATTCGCAGAGGAAGAAACAGAATCCTCAACAAGTTCGAAGCAGGAAGCGCAACAATTGTTCTTGAAGATCAAAACGGCGACTGGGTACCTTCGAATCCAGCATCTCCTTATTATGGAAAACTTCTACCACTTCGCAAAATTAGAATATGGGCAGATTACAATTCAGTCCGTTATTACCTTTATTCCGGCTACATTACGAGCTACGACACAAACTTCAGTGTTGGATTCAACGACCTTTCTACCGTCACCCTGCAATGCGTGGACGCCTTCCGCTTATTTTCTAACGTGGCAATTTCAACCGTTGCAGGCACTTCAGCAGGGCAGACAACAGGGGCGCGAATGGAAAATCTGCTCGACGTTGCAGCCTTTCCACTTTCTCAGCGTGCGATCGACACAGGAGACAGCACCGTCCAGGCAGATCCAGGAACCGAGCGCGACCTATTGAATGCACTTCAAACAATAGAAAACAGCGAGTTCGGTGGCTTTTACATTGATCCAGAAGGCAATGCCACATTCCTTTCACGCAATACCGTGGCACAAAAGGCAGATCAGACAGCAACAGATTTCTCAGACGGCGGAACCGGAATCTCTTACCAGGCGATCGATTTCGCCTACGACGACACCCTGATCTTTAACGATGTGACCGTCAACCGGGTGGGCGGCACAGCTCAGACGGTTCAGGACACCAGCAGCATCGAAACCTACTTCATCCATTCCGGAAAGCGCGAAGGCCTACTGATTCAAACAGATGCCGAATCTTTAGATCAGGCAGCGATGATTCTTCAATCGCGCAAAGATGCAATCTTCCGAATCGATTCCATCGGGCTCAACCTGGCAGACGACACCGAAACCGCCAGGATCGTAGCAGGGCTAAGTTTAGACATTTTCGATTTGGTTAACATTACAAAGACGACCCCGGGCAGCACTTCTGTTACGCTTGAGTTATTCGTACAAGGAGTGCAACAGGACATAACGACCAACACATGGACAACCAGATTGTTCACAGCAGAACCTATAATTCAAGCATTCATCTTAGATTCGACAACTCAAGGAATATTGGATGGCGCAAACTCTGTGCTTTCCTACTGATTAAGGAGCAACAATGGCAAAACAGACATTCACAACAGGTCAAGTTTTGACCGCAGCACAAATGACATCGCTGCAACA